GTGAGATTAGCGGAATAGCAGTAGATGTTGGTAGCCTATCTGGCGAGCTTAATACACTGGAAGGCAATGTTTATTATCCATCTACAACGCTAATAAATGGTGGAAATATTCAAACTGGTACAGTTAGCGCTGGTGCACTTATTATTGGTGAGAGAAATATTTCTTTAACTGGAAAGTTCTCTCCAAATACAACTAATGGTACTGTGGTATCTAATGGACACCTATATTATCCAGGTGGATATATTGGGCTTCCGCTCGCTACTGGAGAAATACAACTTTCAGTGTCTGAGTCTGATATTCTGTCTTCGCCTGCTGCTGGAATAATATATTGGGTTTATGCCGACATCCTTGGATCTATAAGTAATGGCGTATTTTCTCCATCATCTGCCTCACTCGCAACAGTTGCAAGGACTGCCTCATCTCCATATTATGGAATGCCAGTAGATGACACAACTGATGGAGCCAATAAGCATAAATATAAAAAAATTGGCATATGGACAACCGATGCTGACACAATAGGAACACTTGCTTTATCGCTTGGACAAACATTTATAAATGGTGGAGATATAAAAACTGGTACTCTTAACGCTGATCTAGTAAGCATATCTTCTGATGCTGGCGGAGTTACAATAGATTCTAGTGGTGTACTTGTTGATCAGGGTAATTTTAGAATGACAGACCCATATGATAATGAAATAATGCTACATGATAATATAAACTATATAGATGATCATAGTTTTGAGATTGCCGCTCTTAGAAAAGGAAACTATGCTTATTATATTGCAGATCAATATGCCGTAGATATTTATGGTTATAGAAGCGATTATTCTTGGCATCTAGGAGATAGAGGTGAGGTTACTGGAGGAAGTCTTAACACTGTTTCTAACAGTAATAGAACGTGGGTAACAAATTGTTTCAATGATACTGCATGTAGTGTTATTGTAAGACATTTTACCATGAATGCAATGGCTTCTATTTCTGTAGTAGAAGAAACTCCTAGATGGATTTCTAGTAATACCTCTACCACCCTAACCCTTTCTGCTCCATTAAGCGTAGCTGCTAGCGCACCATATACTACTGGTAGTAATGAAAATCAGCTATGGTTTTGGGATCATTATGAAATACTAAATGGAACATTTAGCGCTATAGTACAGCAAACTGATTCTTGGGTAAACGCTGGCCTTACAAAATGGGGAGATACTGCTGCTATTGTAGAGAATACTCCACTTTCCCAAATGATTAATATCCCATACTCATCATCTTCTGATAGTTCTGTTCCAGACTATTCTATCAGTATGTATCTGTCAACTAGGTCCGCAGATCCGAGTACTGTTCTTGTAAGAGTTTTCCCATGGAAAAGAGCTGAAGTCATGTGGTCAGTTCCAGAAGATATAAGGGATAACGTTGGGTTTTCTCACACGTTTACTGTTACAAGAGATAATCCTTTTGCCGAGACAGAGTGGAAAAGATATTCAGTAACTATTCCAAAGGAGAATATTTATTTAAGTGCTGATCTTCTATATATAGAGATATCAACAACTGTATCTGGAGATTACGTAATAATTGATGGGGTTCAGGTTTCACCAAATGAGCTACCAACACCGTATAATACAGAAGATAGTTTTATGAAGTTTATGAAACAAGAGAACCCATCTGGAATAAAACTTCATGAACACCCAACATCATGGACAGATTTTGAGACTACGGTTACTCCTGGAACAGGAGCGTATGCAGATGCAACTGGAATTGGGAAATATTGTGTTATTGGGCCAGTATGTCACTTTAAGTTATCTTATGCTATTAATAATGTTGGCAGCGGATCTGGTGGTATGTATTTTGATTTTCCAGTAACTCCAGCTGCTATGGTAAGCCAGGAATATATTGGACCTGGAAGAGAGGTTAGTCTAACTGGACTTTCATATCAAGTTGTATATACAAACGGTAAAGCACTACTTCTTAGATATGACAATACGGCACCTATGACTAATGGTATGAGGGTGAATCTTTCTGGTACTTATGAAATAGATCTTTAATTTATTATAAGAATTAATTTATGGTATAATGTTACTATATATTAAGATGCTAACTATCTAGAGGAGTATAATGCCTTCTTTGATTCAATATATTGGAAAAGTATTATTCGAAGCACCAGGCTCAGCTACAAATAAAAAGACTGGTGAACTTATAAGTAAAAAAGGTAAAGTAAAACCAAAGGTTGTTGTCTATACAGATAACACTGGAGGAACTGCGGCATTCGAAGAACCAGATTATGATTGGGAGCAAATACAAAAAGCTATGCATGCAGATGCATGGCTGAATCAAGCTTTCCTAAAATATAAAGAACTAATGTGGAAAGAAGGCTATTATCTAAAAAGTGCTGATCAAGATGCTGTTGTATATCTTAAGAAAAGATTCCAGATACTTGGGTTAGCGCAGAATAGGGCCATGGACGACCTGCTTACTGATGTATCCGACTCACTCGTTAGATATCACAATGCTTTTCTTATTAAGGCTAGGGACAGCAAGCCATATGATCTTTCTGGATTTAAGGTTCAAGCTGTTATAGGTACTAAACCAGTTGGTGGTTATTTTATTGTACCAGTTGAAACTATGCTTATAAAGGTTGATAAAAATGGTAATGTACTTGGCTATCAGCAAGACATAAATGGTATTAAGACAGACTTCAAGCCTGAAGATGTAATCCATTTTACCTATGATAGAGAGCCTGGTACTCAATGGGGCCATCCATGGATTCTTTCTGTTCTTGAAGATCTTAGGTCTTTGAGACTTATGGAAGAAGATATGCTTAATGTATATCACAAAGAGGTCACACCAGTTTATATTTATAAAATTGGTGGCGAAGATGGCCGCTATATGATTGAACAAGAAGACATTGATGCTGCTCAAGAGCAGGTAAAAGAAATGCATGATGTTGGTGCAATGGTTATGCCTGGAACTGACAGCCTTGATGTAATCGGGGCTAAGAATGCAAGCCTTGATATAACTCCATATATAGATCACTGGAGAGGGCGTGTTATATCTGGTTTTGGTCTTTCCGAACATCATCTTGGTCTTTCTAGTAATGCTAATAAGGCTAATGCTGCAGCAATGGACTCTGCTTTGTATGACAAGTTAAAATCATACCAGAGTACTTTAGAAAATGCAATAACTTTAGAAATAATTTTTGAATTATTACTTGAAGGTGGGTTCGCTCCATTTAATCCTAGTGGTGATGACCAGATGGTCTTCTTTGAGTTTAAAGAAATAGACTTAGAGTCTCGTGTCAAAATAGAAAACCATATATCTGTTCTTTGGTTACAAAATATGATTACTCACGGTCAGATGAGGGAAATGCTGGGTCAGGATGTTGACCCCGCGCATAAAGATGAATATCACTTAGATATGGTCGAGATTCCACTTACTGAGCTAAGTAAAACAGTTACTGGTCCAGAAGGCGGAACTAATCCTAATAGTCCAGCAAAGGGGACGGCTGGTAGTAAAAATAACCCAGCTAATCAAAAAGGAAATAGAGGTGCTCCTAAGATAAAGAAATCCTCATATAACTTTACTAATGCTATAGATAATATACTATATAAAGAAGAAGATCCTAACAAAATAAGCTCTCTTGTAGAAGACATATATCTACAACTACTTTTTGTTAAGGAAAAGAAAGAAGCAGATCTATTCTATAGAGAACTTCTTACTTTGACTTCTTTAGGTGATATATCAGATGAGACAAAAAATTATATTAAAAATAAATTAGATAATCTAATAGTTGATGTTACTATTTAAATGAGTTATAATCTCGTTGAGAGGTATTATGGAATTCCTTACTAAAGAAAAAGATGGAAGAGTTATTATACGTGAGTTCTTCGGTAGCATAGAAATTACCAAAGAATCACTTAATGCTTTTACTGAAGCCACCAAAGGTGGTAAGACAAAAGGTAAGCTTGTTGTAACGATTGCTGGTATACATGAGGGTGTTACTAGAAATCTAACTGAATATCTTCCTGAAGAACTAGAGAAGTCAATTCCTAGTTGGACAGCTCCGTATAATACTCCAGTTCTGATTAATCACGATCAGGCAAATGTTGATGCTACTATTGGTCGTATTATTAATGCACAGATGGGTGACCACAATGGTAAAAAGGCTCTTATGTTTACTGTTGAGATTACCGATCAAGCAGCAATGCAAAAGATCAAAGATGAAAGATACTATACTGTATCAATCGGATCTCGTGTAAATGGTATCAAGTGCTCTATCTGCGGAAATGACTGGGTTAATGACTATTGTGAGCATGAGCGCGGCCATTATTATTTAACAGATGAGAGTGATCCTAAGAGTGCAAAACAATGTACTTGGCAGATGCTTGGTATGGAAGGACTAGAACTATCTTATGTTGCTGTACCTTCCGATAAAAATGCAATGAATATTGCAGCCTCTCTCATTAATAATAGTATGGAAAATATTGAAAATCTAGATGATTTATGTGCTAAACTATACATGTTTAGTGAATCTGGAGCAATCGATTTAATTAAAAAGGGCGGTACAATGGAACATGTTGGCGAAGAAGAAGTAGTTGCCGATCTTGTTGATTCAGAAGAAGATGTAGAAAATACTGAAACAGAAGAAGAAGAAGACGTTACTACTGATGAAGAGACTACAGATGAAGAAGATGTAGAAGACTCTGATGAAGCCGATGATGTCGAATCTGAAACAGATGATACTGCTACTGATGAAGACGTAGAAGATGAAGCCGATTCTGACGAAGACGCTGAAGATACAGTTGAAGATGAGGAAGATGCAGCATCTGAGGATGAACCCGAAACAGACGAAGAAGTTGAGGACGAAGAAGCTCCAGAAACTGATGAAGAAGAAGTCGGGGGAGAAAGTGCTGAACTTATTTCTATTAAGGAGTTACTTAATAGTATGAGAAGTGAACTTAAGCAAGCTAGACTAGAACTATTGATCTCACTAAAAGGGATTGATAACCTTGAGTCTAACGAAGCTAAGGAAATTGCAAGTCGTTATGAGGACGTAGATGAGCAGGTCGTACTTGACCTAGTTAGAGGCGAGAGAGCTAATAAGATTGCTATTGGCCTAGCAAGTATTAAGAACTCAGTCGATAACCCAACTTTAACTGAAGATCCAACTGGTGATCCGCACAATCCAGGTGAAAAAGATTCTTCTGTAAAGGTTAGAGTTAAAGGCTCTGATAAAACCTTAAACATAACAAACAAAAAAGAAGACAGAGTTATTTCTGTCAAAGTTCGTAAATAAATACGGAGGCTATTAAATGGCACAGAATGAATACATGACTGAGTGGAGTCTACTCACTGCTGAGAAGCACGGTCGCTTAATTGTATCTGGTGGCGATACCGTCGCTGAGTACTACGAAGCAAACGTTGGCCTTCCTACGCTATATGTAGATGAGACCCACAAGCCTTTCCTTGAGTGCATTATCACAAAAGGTACCTTCATTACTCTAGAAACCCTAGATGATGATGATGATATCTCAGGTAATGATCACCCACAAAAGGGCAAAACAGTTGCCACTATCGCTGACGGTACAAGAGACGTTGTTCATGGTCTTTGCGTACTAGATGCAATGCGTTCTTTCAGAAGTGGTGACAAATTCGGTGTTTCCTTCATTACAGAAGGTTATGTTGAATTTCCAATCGTTCTTGGTCTAAATGACGCAGTTACCGTTGGTAGCCAGATCGCCGTTGACAACATGGGTCGTCCAGTTGTCTTCTCAGATGGCGTTACTGGTCCAGCAGTTGGTGTTGTAAAGGCTGTAGAAATTATTGGTACTGATGCGTTCGACACTGGTATGCTTGAGTACATGGCTCTTCCTTATGAAGAGTTCATGAATGCATTACTAAGACGTCCGCTTGAACTACAAGACCCAGCATTGTTCCCTGTACCCCTCTTTGGGTATAGGTCAAACCTTGACGTTACTGACGTTCTTGGTGCAATGCGCGTACAGCTCTATAAGCTATAATCGGAGGAGCGACTAATGGATAGTAGATATGCAGTAGAACTTCTCAAAGACCCAAAAACCTTTGAGCAAGTGTTCCGCTCTGGTGGCTCAGTAGAGACTGAAGTAACACGTGGCGAAGGCGAAAATGAAGTAACTACAATTGAACAGCACGAGTACAGCTTTAATGAGTACCTTGGTACCACTGACGCTACTTGGATGTTCCCAAGAGTTACCTCTAATGTATTACTTGAGGCTGCAGAGCCTGTACAGGTAATCGTTCCACTTCTAAATGTTGTTAGAGTGAACACTGGTATTAGAACAGTTGATTATCAGGCTTTCGGAGCAATCCAGGCCCACGAGATAGCTGAAGGCGCACCTTACCCAGAAGAGCAAGCAACCTGGGCACGTGGCGCAAAGACCGCTAAGGTCACAAAGAAAGGTCTTAAGGTCCCAATCACCCAAGAGATGATTGATGACTCACTTTTCGACGTTGTATCAATGTATATGCGTGCAGCTGGTCGTGCAATGGCCCGTTACAAGGAGCAGAAAGCACTTGCTCGTTTCAACGATGCCGCATTTGAATATAAGAATACTGGTGACTACACTGGTAGAGATAGACTTGGTGCTCTAAACAACACTCTTGACTATATGGATATTCTTGATACCATTGGTATGATGCTTGCATCTGGTAGAACTCCTAATACAATTATAATGCACCCACTTGCCTGGACGATGTGGCTAGATCAGCCTCTATTCAAAAATCTTGAATGGGTTAACGCTGGTACTTTCCTTCCTTCAGCTGGTACTGCAAAACTTACTGACGGTACTCCTGTAAATGGCACATTCGCTGCTGTTCTTCAGGGCACTGCTCCGTTTGGTATTAGAGTTATTACCTCACCTTATGTTCCTTATGATACAGTGACTAAGGCAACTGATGTTTACGTTATCGACTCGAACGATGTTGGCGTACTAACCGTACGTGAAGACATGTCGGTTGATAACTGGGATGACCCAGAGCGTGACATTGTTAGCATGAAAGTCAAGGAGCGTTACGATATTACTATGATGGAAACTGAAGGCTACAATATTGTATCCCTCAAGAACGTTATCGTTGATCGTAACTACGGTTCAGATGTTACTTTCACTAAGGAAATTTCCTAGTTAAGTAATTAATCTAAATTCTAGAATAGCCCTCAGAAATGGGGGTTATTCTTTTTTTAATAGTAAAATTGTGACAAAATATAGTTACTATTAATAAGAAGCATGATTGGATATCAAAATGAAAAATATATTTAACAGAAAACCATCAGCAACATTAACAATGAAAATAACTAGAGCAGATGGGAAAGAAGAATTTGTAAAAGCTCCAGTCACTGTACAGAGAACTGGCAGCAAGCTAAGTAATTTTTTGAAAGGAATTATTAATGGCTAATATCTTTACAGAAGCAGGTGAGGCATTTATAGCAGACCTTGTTGATGGAACTGTTACAAAACCTGCAAACTATTATGTTGCATGGGGAACAGGTGCAGGTACTGCAGCAAAGGCAGATACTACGCTCTTTACAGAATCTGCTGAAGAAGTAAGAACAGCGGCAACATTATCTCAACCAGCAGCAGATACAAATCGTTTTGTAGGAAGAATTGAGGTAGCTACAAGTAATAAAACTATCACTAATGCAGGCGTTCTTACAGAAGATGGAACTCCAGCTGGAATACTTCTACTTAAGAGTGACTTTACTGGTCTTCCTCTTAATATTGGTGATAGTGTTGAATTTACATTTGATCTAGTTTGGTCATAATACATTAACTTTGAATGGAGAACTAAATGAGTTTAGGAGATTGGGCAGAAAACGCAGTTGCAGATTGGCTATTAGGTGGATCCTCGCCAACACGGCCATCAACTAGGTACGTATCACTTCACACTGCAGATCCAGGCGAAACTGGAACAGGTGAACATGTTGGCGGTACAGACCTTGGCTATGCACGACAGGTAATTACATTTGGAGCAGCCTCGGGTGGAGTTGCGTCTAATAGCAACGCACCATCATGGACGTCAACTGATACTGACAACTGGGCACAAAGTACACACTTTGCAGTATGGGATGCTATTACTGCTGGAAACCTTATTGGTACTGGTTCACTTACCACGCCTCGTACACTAGGTCCTGGTGACAGCGCAACATTTTCCGCAGGAGCACTAACTGTAACAATTACCTAGTAGGTAATTTTTATGGCAACCTACGAAGAAGCGGTGGCTGCCGCACAGCGGCTTACAACTGCACTATCATCATACCCTTCTTTATTAAATGATCTAAATGTAATAAAAGAGTGGTCAACTAACGCACGTCAGAAACTATTATATGCTGGTATAGTTCGTGATAAAGTTCGTAACTATGTGATAAGACTAAGAGAAGAATTGTCTATTGATTCTGTAGATCAGGCAGTAGAAGATCTTAATCAATCTATAGTTGCACTTGTTGGCACTGATCTTGCAGGAAATATAGTAGACTTCGATCTAGAGATTGAGGATGCGCTAGCACATTTTGCGTTAACGCATCCAGTTACTGCTGCTACAGTAAGAGCATACATCGATACGCTACGCTCTAGCTAGGAGTTCTTATGGCTGTTACATGGTCATTAGCTGGTCCTATTAGTGGATCTGGCAGTCTTTCTGGGGAAACAGTATGGAATCCAGTTTTACATAACACATCATTTGAAACTGGAAATGCATATGGATGCGCATACTGGAGCCAATGGAACTCATTCACTGGTAGTCCAACTGAGGAACAGAGTACATTAGGAGTTGTCTCTGGCACCTACTCATTACGCTATGCTTATACTGGTTTAGCTGGAGATACTACCGGCGCATCTATGATGTCGCAGAAGGTGCAAGAGTTCGCGCAGGGAGACCCTGTCACTGGCGCATTCTACATCTCTGGTTCCAAGAGCGGCATAACAGCCACTATCGGTATGGTTGCTCATAGCAGTAGCGACGGATGGCTTGATCAGTATGAGACAGCAGATATCCCTCTCACAGATCTCCCAACAAGATGGGAATACGTCTGGCCATCGCTTCCTGCAAACACGTACGATGTTGAACTGTATCTATATATCGGAAGTGTTGCCGAAGGAGATTCCTTCGATATACGTCTTGATGGTGCTCAATTACTTCGAACTCCTGCAGAAATACTTGCTGGTAATATAGCTAGTTCTGGAGAATTAGCAGCTGATCTTACAATAGATGCAAGTGATGAATGGTCATTAGCTGGTGATATAAATGGAGCAGCAGCTCTATCTTTAGAGATTACTCAGACACAGGCCTCTTGGTCATTAGCTGGAGCAGTAGCTGGTGTAGGATCACTATCCGCTGATCTAATAACAAGTAGTTCTTTTGAACTTGCCGGTGCAATAGTAGCTTCAGGCATTCTACATGGAACTGTACAGGAATATCCTTTCCTGATGTGTTTCCAATCTGATGGAACAGCGTCTCAGATAGCAGAATATGATCTTGCTGTTATGAGCGATAGAGCTCTAGTCGGTTGGTCAGTTGATGACGACAGGGCACTCGCAGCTTCTGCAAAAGCCATAAATCCTGGACTTATCTGTCTACCATATGTCGGTGCATGTGAAGTAGCGATATCTAGCTCTCCTGAAGTCGGGGATTACCCTAATGCTGCTGCTAAGGCAATGTCGCCAAAATGGTTCTTGTTGCAAGATGGAACTACAATCACAGAAGATCTTGATACAACTGAGACAGAGATATCTGTTGCTGATACCAGCAAGTTCGTTGCTGGGGATTTCATCAACATCGGAGATACTGAAATAGCAAAGGTTGCATCAGTAGGAACTGGCGTTATCAATGTAGTCACTAGAGGATTCCTAAACAGCGCAGTAACGCATGCTTCTGGCGATTCGATATCGCCTATCTGCGTAATGTTCCCTGGAACTGCGATGTGCGACGTCTCAGACTATTGCCGTACTGCAGATATGGGATATGGCGCCGAGCGATTCAGTACATGGTTCCCAAGGTACATCGGAGCACACTTAGATTCATCTTGGGATGGTGTGTGCGTCGACAGAGCTGATGGCGACCAGTCATGGATTTTGACGACAGAGCCTACGCGATCGATCGCACACATTACAGCTCATTCAACTGCTGAATTCGATGCATCCTGGAACGCAGGACTGTTCACCTTACTATCATCAATCAGAACGGCAGTTGGCGATAAGATCATTCTTGCTAACGGCGCCGTAGCTACTGCGATGCCGTATTTGAACGGTAACATCTTTGAAAACTTCCCTAATGGATTCATGGGTGAGTATCAAAGATGGCAAGAGCAAATCATTGGACCAAATGGTATCCCAACCCGCGATTCGTATCTTGAGTGGGACAGTGGGTCAAAGCCGCCAAGAATCTCGACCATCATGGTCACAGAAGCAGGCACCAGCAGTTATGCGCCATACAGATTCGGTCTTGTTTCAGCACTCATGGGATCTGGCTACTACAACATCAATAGTGGAGATCGCTGGCTTGATGAGTTTGACAAGGTCGGAGCCGGCAAGGGCTACCTTGGTGTGCCAACTGGAACCGCAACAGACGTAGCTCCAGCGCTCGAATCATCTGATCTACTTGGTGGAGATGGAGATTTCGACCCAACGAGTTATGCGACATGGAGCATGGTTGCTAGCTCTCCTGCAGCAGCAACATTCACAAACGATGAAAGTCTCTATGCAAAAGCTGTCGTAACTGCTGTAGATGCTGATCTATACAAGTGTGCATTCGCTACAAACTACGTTGGCAATATTGCTAACGCAACGGCATATACTATTCGCTTCCGCGCTAAAACAGGTGGAGGAAATCTACGAGCTCGAATAGACGTACGAAGCGGAAACCAGAATGGTTATGATGGAACGCCTCTCCAATGGGGTTACGTCAAGATAACAGATGAGTGGCGTTGGTATGAAATAACTACAACTTCGATACTTGCCGATGCTTCTGATGCTGCGCTTTACTTCTGTCTGCTAAATGTCGGTACATACTACCTTGATGACATAACAATCAAAGAGGGAAGTAGAGACGTTTGGCAAAGAGAGTTCCAACATGGTATAGCACTATTAAACGCATCACCAGTATCAAAAACAATATCGCTTGATAGAGTATATCGTAAACTAACTGGTACTCAAGATCCAACAATAAACGATGGATCATTCATATCAAGTATTACACTAGCATCAGAAGATGCTGTGATTCTATTAGCAGAAGTCCCATTTGCTGGAGAAGTAACTGGAAATGGCATTCTTGCTGCATCACTCTCAAAATCAGAGGCTGGGTGGCCATTAGTTGGAACTATGGTTGGATCTGGTACACTTTCAGCAGAATTAATTCAAACTGATGCAGTATGGATACTCGCTGGAAATATAGCAAGCTCAGGACAACTTGCGGCAAGTATTATATTAAGTATACCTATTTCTGGTGAGATAAATAATACTAGTATTTTTGAATCAAATATATCACAAACAGATGCGCTTTGGTCTTTGGCTGGGAATATCCCAGTTAGTGGAGTATTCACTTCTGCCTTATCTCAAACAGATGCTTCTTGGAACTTAGTCGGAGAAGTTAGTGGACAGGGACTATTTTCTGCCAACGTAACTCACGGCCAAGCCCTATGGCTGCTAGCTGGAGCAATTGAAGGTTTATGGGTTTTTGCATCTGATCTATCTCATATAGAGGCTTCATGGTCTTTGGCTGGCGGGATAGCTAGTAGTGGTTCAGTAGATGGTAGTATAATTTTAGAAATTCCAATTAATGGAGAACTTGTATCAACTGGAATACTTGAGGCATCACTATTACAGACAGACGCTATCTGGCTAGTTGCTGGATCAATTGCTGGTAATAGTACATTAGGAGCAAGCCTAACACAGACAGATGCTATATGGCCACTCGCTGGATCAATATCTGGAAATAGTCTTTTTGAGTCTAGTTTGATAAAAATAGAAGCATTATCAAATGTTTCTGGAGATATCTATTCTACTGTAGAACTTAGCGGAACACTTTCAATCCAAGATGCTATATGGCCTATTTCTGGCGACCTAACAAGTGCATCTTCTATAATATCTAATCTTTCAATAAATGAAACATTGGCTGGAAATATAGGCTCATCTGGTATATTCGAGTCTGAGCTAAATATAACTAATGCAATATGGGATCTTGCTGGTAATATAAGTTCTACTGGAAGTATTGCTGCAGATCTATTGCAACTAGAGGCAGCTTGGCCATTAGCGGCTACATTAACTGGAGATAGTACATTATCTGCAAGCCTAACTAAGACTGAGGCCATTTGGAGTTTATCTGGAAATATTGCCTCTAACGTATCTTTTGAATCAAGCATAGAAACATCAGAAGCATCATGGGAACTTGCTGGTAACATACAGTCTAATAGTGTATTTGATGCTGGACTATCTATTGGTGAATCTGAATGGGTATTGGTTGGAGCAGTATCTGTAGCTGGATCCTTGGGCGGAGCAATAATAGCTCATCATCCAGTTGCTGGTAGTATGAGTGGATATGGCACACTAAGTGCAACAGTAAGTCAATCTGAGGCCTTATGGGCAATGGTAGGTACAATTGAATCACAATCATTATTAAGTGATATTACTTTATCATTAGATTCTAGTATTTCATTTGAAGTAAATTCAACTGGATCTAGTAATATTCGAAGACACATAGGGAAGTATTTATAATGCCTTTTTTAGGATATGGAACATCAACAGTCAAAAAGGATATAGGCAGGTCTGCCTCTATCCCTGTAAGACAATCTCCTATTGCTGATTGGCAAGCAGTAATGGAGGGAGATCATTATGGTACATTTAAGGACTCTGTCACTGGTTCCGCTGCTACTGTAACAAGAACAACTCCTAAAACTATATATGATCCAACTACTGGTAAAATATATGATGTTCCTGCTGGTAAATTAGCTATAAATCCATGGGGAGTATATCAACCAGGTGGCATCGGATATGCCGCTGTCATCGAGGAAGCACGGACGAACTACCTGATGAACTCGTATGGGGCAGCGAACACCAGTGGTCTATGGACAGGTTGGGCGCTGAGTGATGGCGTGAGTGGGACACCAACTGCGTCTATTGCCAACGGGGTGTATGGGTCTACTGCACAGCGGATTCAGTACGCGGCTATTGCTGGCGATACGGCTGGGTTCATCCAGTTCGTACGGTTCACTTCACCGGCAACGTTCGCCGCTGGTGAGAACGCAACTGCGTCCGTGTTCTGCGCTTGCAGCCAATCTGGAACGCTTGTGCGATTGAAAATCACCGCCCGTGATGCGGCTTATGCGGTTCTTGGTACGGTATCCGCGACTATCCCTGTAGGTGGTTTCGGAAGAACAACCGTAACCTACTCAAACCTTCCCGTTGGCACCACCTTGCTTGGTTGTCAGATAGAGGTTGAACTCATCGCCAATGGCGACACCTTCGACCTTACCATCGACGCCGCCCAACTCGAAAAAGGCTCCTTCGCCACTAGCTACATTCCGACGACGACTGCCGCTGTCACGCGCAACCGTGATGTGGTGACGGTGCCGACTACTGGGTGGGACGCGGCTGCGATAA